CTATCGCCAATACTGATCAAACAACCCGCTCGACGCCTTGCCGCCATCATCAGTTTCGCGTATAACTGCGGGCTAGGAAACTACCGCATCTCCACGCTAAAGAAGCGGGTTGATGCCCAGGACTGGGCGGGTGCGTGCGAGGAAATCGTCAAGTGGAACAAGGCCGCAGGCCGCGTATTGAGGGGGCTAACCCTTAGACGTGAAGCCGAAGCGGCACTGCTGAGATAACCATGCCGCTGAAGAAACTCAAACTCAACCCCGGCGTAAACAAGGAAAACACCCGCTATACCAACGAGAACGGTTGGTATGAGTGCGACAAGGTGCGCTTCCGCCAGGGCACCCCCGAGAAGATTGGTGGATGGGCCCGCATCTCTGCCAATACTTTCCTTGGTGTCTGCCGCTCCCTGTGGAACTGGGTGACTCTGACCAACGAGAACTTGGTCGGCGTCGGTACGCATCTGAAGTTCTATATCGAGAACGGTGGGGCATACAACGACATCACGCCGATCCGTGCGACAACCACACTTGGTACTGACCCCTTCACGGGCAACGGCACCACGACGGTCACGGTGACTGCCCCGTCTCATGGCGGCATCACAGGTGATTTTGTTACGTTCAGTGGAGTGACCGGGACTTACGCCTCGGTGCTGAACGCCGAGTTCCAAATCACCGTCGTCAACGTCAACTCCTACACCATCACCACTCCCTCAGTTGTTGCTGCGGGGGCCACAGGCGGTTCGGCAGTTTCTGCTGCCTATCAGATCAACGTCGGCCCTGAGATTGTTGTTCCGCTGACCGGTTGGGGCGCGGGAGCGTGGGGTGTAGGCGCTTGGGGCGTTGGTGTGCCGAGTACTACACAGACGGCCATCCGGCTGTGGAGCCAAGACAACTTTGGTGAAGACCTGATCTTTGGTCCTCGCAAGGGCGGTATCTATTATTGGGATGCCACTTCTGGTCTGGGCGCTCGGGGGGTGGCGTTGTCTTCGCTGTCCGGGGCGTCTGACGTGCCCACGGTTCAGAACTTCATCTACATCTCCGACATTAACCGGTTTGTGTTCTGCTTTGGTTGCAACGACTACGGCTCATCGACCATTGACCCCATGCTGATCCGATGGTCGGATCAGGAGAGCGCAGTCAACTGGACCCCTTCGGCCACCAATCAGGCAGGCAGTCTTCGACTGTCTCATGGCTCCGAGATCATTACGGCAGTCCAGGCCCGTCAGGAAATCGTGGTGTTCACGGATTCCGCCATCTATTCCATTCAATATCTTGGTGCTCAGGCGGGTGTCTGGGGCGCCCAACTCTTGGGTGACAACATCTCCATCGAAGGCCAAAACGCTGCGGTTATTGGATCGGGCGTGATCTACTGGATGGGCGTGGACAAGTTCTACCAGTACGATGGTCGCGTGCAAACGTTGCCCTGCGATTTGCGTCGGCATGTATTTAGCGACTTTAACCAATCGCAAGCGGCTCAGGTTTACGCCGGAACCAACGAGGGCTTCAATGAAGTCTGGTGGTTCTACCCATCTGCCAACTCCACGGTCAATGATCGGTACGTTGTCTACAACTACCTTGAGAAGATTTGGTACTACGGCACCCTGGGGCGCACGGCGTGGCTTGACTCTGGCCTGCTCGACTTCCCAATTGCGGCGACCTACAACCAGAACCTTGTCTTCCATGAAAACGGTGTGGATGACAACGAGACTGCAACCCCGACCGCAATCAATGCTTACATCGAATCTGCCGAGTTTGACCTTGAAGACGGGCAGAACTTTGGTTTCGTCTGGCGCATGCTGCCTGATGTGACGTTTACAGGCTCGACCGCAAACAATCCGTCGTTGACCATGACCTTGATACCCATGAAGGGTTCGGGCTCTGGGTTTAACACGCCCCAATCCCTGGGCGGGTCGAGCAGTGCAGCGGTTACGCGTACGGCCACAGTGCCGATTGAGCAGTTCACCAACATCGTTTACATCCGAGTGCGCGGGCGGCAGTTGATTATGAAAGCCGAGTCCACTGCTCTTGGCGTGGCGTGGCAGTTGGGTTCCCCCCGTATCGACGTTCGGATGGATGGTCGCAGATGAGCCTGCTCATTGAAGATGCAATTGTCCCGCCGCCACCTAATCTGCCCCTTGCGCCGGGCGGTTATGACTCACGCTATCAGGAGCAGTTCAACAACGTCCTGCGTCTGTACTTCAACCGCTTGGACGCAATACTGAGGCAGATCGTGGCAACGACATCCCCCATCCCAATCTCAATTGGTGGCACCAACACGGATGCCTTTGGGCGGCTGCGGGTCAGTCAGCCCTACACGCTCTTCGATAGCCAAAACCGCTACGCCGCAGACAATCAGTTTGATGTTTCCACAACCGGTACGGGCACGACATCCTTCCTGTCTAATGAAGCGGCAGTGAAGATGGAAGTCACCGGGGCCGGTGTCGGCTCTGTCCTGCGGCAGTCCTATCGCTCCTTTCCATACCAACCGGGTAAAGGGCTGTTGGTGCTTGCCACCTTTGTGATGGACAGCAGCATGAGCCTGAACCTCACGCAGCGTGTGGGGTACTACAACGATAGCAACGGAGTGTTCTTCCAACGCATCGACGGGGTTTACTCTTTTGTGCTGCGATCTTCGGTTACCGGCTCTCCGTCCGACGCCCGCACAGTAAATCAATCGGACTGGAATGGCGACAAGTTGAATGGCACTGGAGAGTCCGGTTACACCCTGGACCCGTCCAAGGCTCAGATTCTGTGGATGGACTTTGAGTGGTTGGGTGTCGGCTCAGTCCGGTGCGGCTTCATCATCGACGGCCAGTACATCGTTTGCCACACGTTCAACAACGCCAACGAAATCACGAATGTCTACATGACCACGGCCATCCTGCCGGTGCGTTATGAGATTAAGACCGTGACCTCTGCCGTGGCGGCTTCGATGAAAGCCATCTGCTGCTCGGTTATCTCCGAGGGCGGGTTTGAACAGACATCTATCGACCATGTGGCGCGTCGCACCGCAGTCCTGGGAACCATCGGCACGACCTTCCTGCCCGTGGTTTCGATCCGGCTTGCGTCTGGTCGTACAGGCGCAGTGGTGCTGCCAAACCGGGTTCAGGTTCTGCCCACGACCAGTCAGAACTATGAAGTGGCGTTGATCAAGAACCCCACCCTGACCGCCGCATCGTGGACGGCAGTGCCCAGTGATTCAAACGTGGAGTACGACGTGTCGGCCACGGCGACCACAGGCGGCACCATTGTGCAGACGGACTATGTGACCTCTTCTGGCTCAGGCGGGACGCAGGGTCTTAGTGCAGCCACGGGGTACAACTTTGACTTGCAACTGGGCGCAACGATCAGCGGCACTAGCGACATCTACACCGTCGCTGTCAGAACCGTCTCTGGCGCGACCACGGGTGACGTGGTTGGATCGCTGTCCTTCTACGACCTGACTCAATAAGATCATGGCGCGACTGCTGTCCGAGCAAGAATTCCAGGATTCGTTCGATCAGAACGATCTGCTGAACATCGTCGGCGGAGGGACTACTCTTACCCCTACACCTACGCTCACCCCTACCGTTGCACCTACACCGGACTACTCCGGCATCTTGACTGGGTATTATCGCGACATCTTGGGCCGTGCCCCGGATCAGGGTGGCTTTGACTTCTGGAACAACGCGCTTCAGTCAGGGAACTACACGCCAGAATTTGTTAGGCAGCAGTTCCTTTCTTCACCAGAGTATCTTGCTCGGCAAACTCCTACGCCGACCGCCGCTGCACCGTTCAACTTCCGCGACTACATGTACGCGGGCGGTGCAGATGACACCTTGGCAACTCAGCGCGGTCTTCAATACGCAGCGCAACAGGGATGGACCCCTGGTCAGACCGTATCGGAATGGAACCAAGCCCTCGGCACCAACTTCACCCTGGATGACTACTACCGCGTGACGGGCACTCAGCCCCCTGCGGTTACTCCGACGCCGACTACTCCTACTCCGACGCCGACTACTCCTACTCCGACGCCGACTACTCCTACCCCGACGCCGACTACTCCTACTCCGACGCCGACTACTCCTACTCCGACGCCGGTTGATACCACGTCGGTTGATACCACGCCGTCGCCAACTACTCCTACCCCAAGTCCGTCGCCTTCACCCACGCCGACACCTACGGCGGTTGCTCCCACGGCAACTACCACTACGGCAAATACTCCGGGGGAGGCAGCGGCAGCATTTGCTACTAAGTTGGCAAATGTTTCTTCACCATACGACCTTACCGACGCTGATCTGAAGTTTGGCGATTACACCGTCAACTACGACGCGAGTTACGACACGTCCGGTAATTGGACTTACGGCAATATCACGGTTACTGCACCTGAAGCGCGTACTGACAAAAATGTCCCTGCTCAGGCTCTATACGACTATGACAAAAACGGGAACCTTCTTGGGTTTCGTGTTGACTACAAAACCGGTAGCGATAGCGGCGTAGTAGTTAATTACAACCTTGACGGTTCAATCAGAAGCCAAAATAAATACGACCGGTCTGAAGGTTGGCGTCCGTTTGTAGGGTCAGCCCTTGCACTCTTTGGGTCTGTTGCACTTCCCGGACTTGCAAATGTTCTGGGGGGCGGACTACTTGGAACCGCAGGGGCAGGTGCGATTCTTGGTGGCGCCGGTGCCGCCGTTGCTGGTGCTGAAGGCTCTGACATCATTCGCGCTGCCGCCACGGGCGCGGTTGGCGCTACCGCAGGGCAGTTGGCAAGTGGGCTTGCGGGTGATGTAAGCCAGTTGGTTGGCGGTGGCATCCCGGGCGATATTGCAGCAGGCTTCGTTCGCGGTGGCGTCCAAGCACTGCCCGGTGCAATTGCCACGGGCGATTTTTCCAATGTGTTCCAACAAGCGGCGCTCGGGGGTATTACTTCTGGTGCTGCTTCCGCAATGTCGGGTGCACTACAAGGTTCTGGGTTTAACCCCAAACAAGTTCAAGGTGCGCTGACAATTGCCACGCAGTTGGCGACTGGTAATGTTGATCCTCGTTCCCTCGCTTCTGCACTCGGTGATCTCAGTGGGCATCCTGATGCCGGTATCGCCGCTCGGGCGGTGCGGGTTGGTCTTGCCCTGAGTAGCCTTGATTCTTCAAACCCGAGATCGTTGGCCGGTTTGATTGGTGAGATGGCCGGACTCGCCAAAGAGATTGACGACAAGGGTATCAAGCGGTTACCCGGCACTACCCAGGGTCCAACGACATCAGTTACTGGTGGGGATTTGCAGGCCACAGGGTTGAGCAACGTCGATGATTTGCTCTCAACTCTGCCCGGCGTAACGGGGACGCTCCCATCAGTAACCGGTTCAGGCGCTGCTTCGGCAGATGAGATTGCAACTATCGTCGCCAACGCTACTGGGTTTGGTGCTACTACTCCAGGGTTGGAGATTGCACCCGAGACCGACGATGAACTTGAACGCTTCCTGGCCACGGGTCTGGAAGGTGCTACTACTCAGGTGGCAGGACTTCCGGCCCTTGCTATTCCTGCGGCCGTTGCCCGAGTCGCACCCGTAGCGGCTGAAGCCTTGATGCCTGCGGCCATGCGTTTTGCCGCAAATAACCCGCAGTTTGTAACCGCCCTTGCTCAGTCCTCTAATCCAATTGCACAGCGGTTGTTGGTGGGGTTGGCGTCAGCCGGGGTTATTACGCTGCCTGGAGATACCACAGCACCAGATACGGGTGATGAAACTCAACGCCTGTTTACTCGGTACCCCAGTCTTGGCAATATCTTACGCCTGCCGGGGGCTGTTACTGGGCCTCGCGTTACTGTCGGTCCTGATTTGCTCCCTGTCGGGGAACTTGATCTGGACGTATCAGACCTCTTGAACATTGTCGGGGGCGCTCTTCCAAAGCCTGCCGTAGTGCCTGATGACCAGCCCGAGCCGGGTACGGCACCTTCTCGCCCCACCACCCCCGTACCGGGTACTCCGGGTACTCCGGGTACTCCTGATCAACCGGATCCTAATGCGCCACGCCCATCTGTAATTCCGGTGCCGGGTACACCGATTGATCCGACCACCCCCCAGATCAATCCTGATGATCCTCTCACGTGGCCTGACCGTGAAGTCTGGCCTAATTTTGATCCTAAGCGTCCTGAGACATGGCCGAAGGTCGTGCCTCCGCAGCCTACAGTAACACCGCCACGCCCGAGCCCCTCACCGAGCCCGAGCCCCTCACCGAGCCCGAGCCCCTCACCGAGCCCGACGCCATCGCCATCGCCTTCACGG